GTTATCACAGCAGGTCAATTCCAAAACGTTAGCGTAACAAGCCCTGGCGCATCAACAGTAACGCCTTTCAATAATACTGGTACTGTGTCACCACAGAACATTATTATGCACCGCAATGCGTTCTGTTTAGCCGTGGCTGACCTTGAATTGCCAGAGGGAGTTCACTTTGCAGGCCGTGCGTCTGACAAAGAAATTGGACTCTCAATGCGTGTGGTTCGCCAATACACCATCAACAATGACAGTATTCCAACCCGTTTGGATGTTCTGTACGGTTGGGCACCACTCTATCCTGAGTTGGCTTGCCGTGTTGCCGCTTAACTTTAACATTTAGGAGAAATTAATCATGGCAAATCCAGGACCAGCAACCTCAGTAAGCAATCATCCACAGGTACTTGGCACAAACCAAGCCTTGCGTTTGATTGCATCCGCACAATCTGTAAACTTGGCAGTAGCTGGTGATACAGCATCCATTGTTTTAGATGTGTCTAAATTTGTACCTACATCTGTAGTTATCACAAACGGCTTAAACGCTAGTGGCGCAACAACCACTATCGCAACGGCTACTGTTGGTGCTTACACAGGCGCAGGGCAAACAGGTTCGACCATATTGACCACAGCTGCTTTGACTAGCAATACCGGTGGCCCTTATGTGACCATTACTGCCGCAACAAATCCAAACACCGCTATATCTAACCCAACAAACATTTACATCAATGTTGGTACTACGATTGCCGCAACGTGTGATGTGTTTGTTTACGGTTATGACCTCACATTTTTACCTTAATCTGTGAGTAAATAAAAAAGAGCCACTCTCACAAGGGGTGGCTTTTTCTGTTTTTTAAGATACAATATTTTTAAAAGGAACTAAACCATGTCCTCAACAACAGTCACACGTGGTAACAGCCACGAAACCTTTTACATGGGTCCAAGTCTGACCCCTGTTTCAGTAGCATCTTACACATCAGCCGCACAAACATTCAACATTGCTGGTCTGCAAACGACTGACATTGTTAGTGCTGTTGGCTTACAAGGCGCACAAACAGCAGGCATCATCATTGCTGAATGCGATGTTTTGACAGCAGGCGTTTTAACAATGCAATTTGCTAACACTACCTCTGGTGCGGTTGTTCCAGCGGCAGGCACATATGTATTCCAAGTTACGCGTGTTGAAGGCCCACTACCTTTAAATGCGGTGTAAACATGGCAAATACATCTGTATTTAGGATTGCTGGTCCAACTACGGCTATAGCTGTTACAACGTCTTCATCGACTGCTGTAACCATTACGCCCAAGGGTAATGACCAGATTAACTTCTGCGGATTTTTGAATACTTCAACAAATGTAATTGCTGTAACGATTGCGCCAACAAGCGCAGGTGCGGCAGTATTGCCAACAGCTGGTAATACAAGCAATTCGTTTGTTTTAGGGGTAAGTATGCAATCACCTATGGTTGTTGCTGTACCGCCCGATCAATTTTCTGTAACTACAATTGGTTCTACATCAAGCACTTTGTATGTAACGCCAATGAGCGATCAAACTTGATGGGTTTGGGTGACCTACGGGTCACTCATTTTTAGGGGTAATAATGGGAACTCTAGTCTTTCAAGCCGCATTAGGTGGGCAAGTATCAGTTACTGGGCCAAATACGGCATCAAGTTACACCATAGCTGTTCCTACAGTTAACGGCACATTTGTAACTACTGGCGATACAGGCACAGTTACCAACACCATGTTGGTCAATAGCTCCACAACCATCAACGGCACAACGATTGCCTTGGGTGCAAGCGGTACAGTTACTGCGGCAAACCCCAATGCTTTGACCATTTCTACAGGATTGACAGGCGGTTCATACACAGGCGCAAGTGCTGTAACGATTGCCATTGATACAAGCGTAGTAGCTACCCTGACAGGTACGCAAACACTCACTAACAAAACATTAACAAGCCCTGTAATATCAACCATTACAAATACTGGCACGTTAACGCTACCCACAAGCACAGACACTTTAGTGGGCAGAGCGACAACTGACACGCTGACCAACAAGTCAATCAGCGGGTCTACAAACACATTGACCAACATTGGTAATTCAGCGTTGACCAATTCCACGGTAACGATTGGGTCTACTAGCGTGGCGTTGGGTGCAACTGTAACTACATTCTCAGGGGTTACTTTAACAAGCCCTACGTTTACTGCGCCTGCGTTAGGAACTCCTGCTAGTGGCGTTTTAACCAACACTACAGGGTTGCCTATCAGCACGGGCGTTTCAGGCTTAGGGACAGGCGTTGCCACATTCTTGGCCACACCAACAAGCGCAAATCTTGCGACTGCGGTTTCAGATGAAACTGGATCAGGATCATTGGTGTTTGCCACTTCACCCACTTTGGTCACTCCCGCATTAGGAACGCCATCTAGCGCAACATTGACCAATGCTACAGGTTTGCCAATTAGCACCGGAGTAAGTGGTCTTGCAACGGGTATTGCCACGTTTTTGGCAACGCCATCAAGTGCTAATTTAGCGGCAGCTTTAACTGATGAAACTGGCACGGGCGCAAATGTATTTGCAACATCACCTACACTAGTAACCCCAATATTAGGAACACCTACATCAGGCACTTTGACCAACACAACGGGATTCCCTGCCGCAAATCTAGCGGGTACATCATTGCCATCAGCTATTGTTACATCCAGTTTGACTGCTTTGGGAACGGTTGCTACAGGTGTATGGAATGGAACGGCTATAGGTATTGCTTATGGCGGTACAGGTCAAGCTACTGCAAGCGCAGGCTTTAATGCTTTATCACCTATTACAACAACAGGTGATTTGATTATTGGTAATGGAACTAATAGTGCAACAAGATTGCCTATTGGATTAAATAGTTATGTGCTTACAAGTAATGGCACAACGGCTACATGGGCGGCAAGTGGTAGCGGTGGTTCAGGAACAGTTAACAGCGGAACACAATATCAATTAGGATATTACGCTAGTACAGGAACAGCTATATCAGGTAATTCAAACATTAAAACAGATGCTAATAGCAATCTAAATTTAGCGGCAACTAGTGCAACATTAAACAGCGCAAACACATTTGGATTTAAGAATCGTATTATCAATGGTGGGATGGTGATTGACCAAAGGAATGCAGGGGCTAGTATTACTCCAACAAATATGCAATTTCCATTAGACAGATGGTCAATTTACACTACTCTAACTTCTAAAATATCAACTCAACAATTAAGTTCATCGCCTCCAACTGGATTTGTTAATTATCTTGGGGCTACCGTTATTGCAACAGCCACACTTGGTGCTAGTGATTATTTTAGTATTAGACAATATATTGAAGGTTTTAATACTAGTGACTTTGCATGGGGAACAGCCAATGCAAAATCAGCAACTTTGTCGTTTTGGGTTTACTCAAATTTAACTGGTACTTTTGGTGGTTCACTTAGTAATAATGGAAGTACTTGTTACCCATTTAGTTATTCAATTCCAACTGCAAATACTTGGACGCAAATTTCAATAACAGTTACTGGCCCAACATCAGGTACTTTTAATACAAATAATAGTTGTGGAATACTTTTATGCCTTAGTGCAGGCACAGGCACAACTTATAGTGGTACAGCAGGAGCATGGGGGTCAACTTTCTATATGAGTGCTACTGGTGCAACTTCAATAATGGGTACAGTAGGAAATTATTTGTACATCACAGGAGTACAACTAGAAGTAGGTACACAAGCCACAAGTTTTGATTTTAGAGACTATGGGCGTGAGTTAATTTTGTGCCAGAGATATTTTAATTTACTTGCAGATGGTAGAGTAAACACTATTTCACTTATTGCAAACGTATCGGCTAATAGCACAACTACAATTATTGGTGCTTTTTTCTTTCCAGTAAGAATGAGAACTACACCGACATTAGTAACCACAGTTGCATCTTATCGAGCCAATTTATCTACATCAGATGCTAATTCTACAAATACCCCAACATTTGGGTTTGGAAGCACAATTAGCGGAAGATATGACCAAGATGGATTTACTGGATTGGTTTTAGGAGGTGCGGGTATTGTCCGACTAAATACTGATTCAGGTTATATTGCAATGTCAGCGGAGTTATAAAAATGTACAAACTTGTAAACGATAAAGATGAAAACAAATTATCTAGCATTACTAAAAAAGATAATAGTGGTGTGACGTTATCTATTCCAGTAAGCATTGACAACACCGATTACCAAACCTTTAAAAAAGACTTGGCTGAAGGAGCATCTTTAAAAGACGCAGAAGGCAACGACATGACTGCTGAACAAATAACAACATTTTTAGGAACACTTGCGTAATGGAAAAGATTGAATTATCAGTAGGATTAGTCAACACCATACTTCAGTATTTGGGTACAAAGCCATTTAAAGAAGTAGCGCCATTAATTGATGCTATTCAAAAAGAAGCAATAAAAGAAGAAATTGCACCCGATCAGCACGTTGTAATACCCGCATAAGGACAAAACATGACAGCGCCCATCGACATTATTAGCTC